TCATGTCGGTGCCGCCGTGGATGGTGCCGGAGCTGCTGGCCGCGGAGGACTTCATGGTGCCGGGACGCACCAAGGGCATGCGGGTGAAATTCATGGAGCGCAACTTCAATATGTGGGTGCGCGAGTTCCTGCCAGACCGGAGGGCGGCGGCCTACGAGTTGCGCAAACAGGCGGGCAGCGACGTGCTCAATGAGACCGGCCGGATCAGCTTGGTGCAGCACATGCTTGGCCACAAGGAACCCTCGACCACGGCCCGCTTTTACGCCGTGTTCGACCGCGAGGTGGATCTTCGGGATGTCTGGCAAAAAGAAAGGGCCAGCCGGAGCTGACCCTTAGTCTCTTTCTGGACGTGCCAGATGAGCTATTGTTCTTCTTGGCTTAACGCTGCGCCAGCCGCCAAGACCGCCGGAGTGAAGTAAGCAAGGCTAGACGGCGACAGGCCAGACTTCCGCTTCCATTCTTGGCCAGCCTTCACGTTGCGCGCGTAGCCAGCCTGCTTGTTGGCTGCATAGGCGGCTCCGAGCTGGCGGTCGTTCAACGCCGGCAGTCTTTCAAGACCGGGGAACATCGCCTCATGCGGCTCTACGCGCCCGCGGATGCGGTCCCACAGCGTCCACTGCGAAGGGAAGATTTCAATGCCGATCTTCTTGGCCTGCTGCGCGTTGATCTCAAGGGCTGACCGATAGGCGTCAGACATTACTTGGAAGTCCTTCGGTGCTTCCACCCACTCAACTCCTTGGAGGGATTCTGGCAGATTCGGATTAATGGCTCCGCCCTTGACCGTATACTTGGCCTTGCGGCTACCCATGGCTGCAAACACAGCCTCGTTGACGAAGTTCTTGATTCGGTCAGCGCCGAAAACCTCAGCCTGTCCAAGCACGTCATCAAGCGTGTCGGCCTTGAGAGACAGCGGGTCAGGCAGATTCTCCATTGCCTCAGTCTTGGCCTCAATAGCCTTGGCTTTTGCCGCTTCAGTTTTGGCTCGCCGGATCTTGGCGTCTTCTTTCTTGGCCGTCTTCTTCGACTTCTCAACTAGGTCATTAAAGCGCTTCACGACAATGCCCTCAAAACGTCCGCGCACATCTGGGTTTTTGATCAGCTCTTCGCTAAAGGCTCGAGCCATGTGGCGATCCATCGCCGAGATGCCAGCCATGAGGGGATCTTGCCAGACGCCACCGAATGATGCCGTCTTGGTCCCGAGGCCGGACACCTGCGTAGTCAGCTTGTCTACAAAGTTTGCCCAAGACTCGTTGGGCTTCTTGATGAAGAAGTCCGGCTTTTTGACAAACAGCTTGGCCGCCATCACGATGTTGGACAAATCAACTGAGATGCCGATGCCTAGCCCGCCGCTTTTGGCAGATGTGAATCCAAGCTCTTTTTTGAGGCGCTGGTTGACCGACTTGCGCTGTTCCTTGGTCGGGTTGTCGGGCAGCAGGCCAGCGAACTTTTTGATCTCATCCATCGAGCCAAAGCGCATGCGCGCTTGGCCAAACTCGTTGGGCAGCAGTGGGGAGTTGGGTGAAAGCATTCCGAAGAGAATGCCGTTGAATTTCTGCACATCATTGCCGCGCTCTGGCGTCATAGTGCGCGCCAGCTTGGCGGTCAGCTTGCCGTGCAACTCCAGAGGGAGCGCGCCAACGTCTACCGGGTTGGCTTTGAGCCAGAGCAGGTCGTAGTAGGTAAACTTCCCCTCGATCCCTCCAGGTATGTCCGCCAAAGTCCGTCCCACGCTGTCGGTGATTGTGGTGACTTTAGAGAGAGGGCCAAGGTTTCGGACACCGAAGTCTTTACCAAACCCCGCAAAGTCTTGCGGAGACCAGTCTTTTGGCTCTTTGCCGCTGTATGTGACCGTGCCGTCATTGCTGATGTCTGTCTTGCCTCTACTTTGCATGTCTCGGCGGGGAAGTCCATCGGAAACATCCGGCATCGCCTGCCCACGCCTCTGCAGCGCCCGCTGCAACTGCGGATCTTCCTCCCGCACGCCGCGGCGCTGCAGCTCTGCGCTGATGGCCTCGTTGCGCCGGAGCAGCTCGCGGGTCTGCGCAGCGCCGCCACGCACCGGACGGCCCTCACGCATGCCCAGGGTGGACAGCCCGAGGTAGCCTTGGTTCTCCTCGTATTGGCGTTGGAGTTGGTCGGTGGGAACGGACTCGAGGGAGTCTGGCATGGCTTGGGCGCGCGGGGCGGCTGATGGCTTCCCAAAACGCTGGCTTGGCGGGATGACATTGCCGGCCTCGTCACGCAGCACAGCGTCTGCTGGCTTAATGATGGACGGATCAAGCACGGCGTAGGTGTCGTAGCCGCGCTCCTTGATGTGGATTATTTGGTAGCCTTGTTCCTTGATGGCGTCCATCACTCCGGGCTGCTCAAGCACGCCCTCGCCATATTGCCAGTCATGGAACGGATAGACTTGGTCACGGTCTGGAAGCTCAATAAACGGCAACTTCTCTTCCCACGTCTTGCCCTTCCATGCAGTCCTTGCAAGGTCAACGCCATCGATGGATAGCACGCGGTGATCCTTGAACGATCCCTTGTCGATAATATCCGGCGTCAGAAAATACGGACGCGACGCCTCAAGGTCTGAAGGCTTGTAATTGATCGGACCCTTCAGCTCCTGCACATACTCCTTGTTTTTGGAAAACCAAGCGGGCGTGCGGAATGTGGTGAAATCTTCAGCCGTCCTCTTGTGATGCCAGAAAGGGCGAACCTTGCCCTTGGTCACATGCTCAAAGAATAGGCTCGGCTTGATGGCGTCTTCCATGATCTTGCGCGCTGCGTTCTCGTTGCCGCGCTCCACGGCTGCCATGTAGTCGCCATCCGGCATCCCATCACCCCTACCAGAAGCCGCCACATCCGGCATCCCCTGAGCCTCCCGCGGGATCTGCTGGGGCATGCTCTCCGTTGGGAACTCTTGTCGATACTGCGCGTCTGCCGCTTGGAATCCTTGCGCATCGGCGTTCTGCCAGTTGGTCGCATTGCTGTAGCCGCGCTTGGCCGCTTCCTTGTTCATCCAAGCCACCTTGCGGTCGGCGTCGAATTGGCGGTAGCTATCCATCGACATGCGGCCAGCGTCATCGGGCAGCGCGTTGATGTTAATCTTGTTGTAGTGCGGGAAGTAGCCGGTGCCGTAGGGGTCAGCGTAGTTGAGCCGGTCGAAGCGGAACGTGCGGACGCTGCCCTGGTTGTTGAGCGTATACCATGCAGGGTTGTTCTGCCGCTGCGTCACGGTGCCGGTGCCGAGAAGTCCGTTGAGAATGTTCTTTTTGGTCACACCCAAGCCGGTCTCGCCGGGGTTGCCGTCTTGGTAGTTGCGCAGCATTTGCTTGAGGCCAGCCTCCACGGCGCGCAGGTCATTGCCAAACTCGCCGAGCTGCTCGTTGTCGATGGCGCGCATGGTTGCCGCGCGGAACGAATTGAGATCGATCACCTTGGTCAGCAAATGGTTCTTTTGCGATACCGCCCAACCGAAGGGCACCATCTCGCCGACCTTGGCCTCGACGTTGCCGAGGTTCTTCACCTTGTAGGTGCCAGATTCTCCGCTGCCGATGACGTTGACGCTGTAGAGGTAGCTGCGACCTTCCGCGCGCCCCGCCTCAAAATCCCGCGCCTTAATCCTTAGCCACTCCGGCACTTGGATAAAGCTGTCGAACTGCAGCGGCAACGTCGGCCCGCCGACCTCCACGCGCCCATTGCTCAACTTCCTTGCGCCCCAGTCGCCCTCCCTTTCGGCGAACTTCGTCCGGTCATTGATTGACTTCAGCGTAGCCGCCCGCGCTTTCTCCTGCGTGTTGATCATCTCCTGCGACTTCGGCACCCGCGTGCCATCTGGTCGCTCGATAAAAAGATCACTCTCCACCACCGTGACGCCGTTCTTTGTGTTGGCATAGGTGCGCGTGTGCGGGCTGCGTGCCGCATCGCTCGCCCTGCCGGTCGGCGCAATCGGTGTCCCGCGCTGCTTGATCTTGCCCTCCTTCTCCAGACCGACCAGATAGCGGTCATAGGTCTTGACGTAGTTGCTCACCGCCTTGCGCATCTCCGGCGTGTCGAAGAGCGGGTTCTCCACAAAAAGCTGGTTCGGCGTTTCCAGTCGTCCGTTGCCCTTGAAGCGCGCACCCATCGCTTCCATCGTGGCCTGCGCTGCGCCGACCGCACGCCCCAGCGGGCCGCTCGCCCGGATGCCGGAAAGGTTGAGTCCCTTGCCGAGTCCGCTGAACGTCTCCGCGGCGATCTCGTCCCGCGCCCAATCCCAAGCCGTCTCGCCCTGGGCCAACCGCTCTTGGTTGAGCATATCGGTGCGCTCGTCGATGGCCTGCTTGCGCCAGTCGGCATCCTTGGCCCAACGCTCGCGGATAAACTCCTGCTTCAGCGCCTGCTCGGCCGCCTCGTCGCCGCCTGCCGCCGCAATGCGCTGCACCTCGTCTGGCGTCAGCACATTGAGCTGGATGCCTGTCGTGCCGTCGCGCACCTCTTGGGTCAGTTGCGAGTTGACGTATTCCCGTCCGCGCGCCGCAATGCCGTCCATGCCATACTGCACGTCCACCATGCCGCGCATGCCCTGCTTGATCTCGCCGCCGAGGATATTACTGCGGAAAATGGCGTGCCCGATCTCATGGCCGGCCACGTCGCCCGTGGCGATCTTGTCGATGTTGAGATAAATCCGCGGACGTTTCCCCTTCTGCGCGTCCACATGGATGCCGCGGGTGCCGAGGCCCATCGCCTCATTGACCGTAGTATCCAGCGCGTAGTCCTTGGCCCGCAGCGGAATGAAGTCCGCCTTGGCCGAAATGACCGACTGCATCCGCGCCATGTTGACCAGCTTGTCGTGCGGCAGCGCATTGGCCAGTGACGCCGCGTCACCGCCAGAGATGTCAGCATCGGCGAGCATCTTGGCCACCAGCGCATCGTCAAATTCCGACATCCGCCGCACCTTGCCGCCGACCAAGCCAGCCCCGGCGCCGACCGTCATCAGTGCGCCAAGGATCTCCGGTCGCCGCTCCTCCGGCGCAATCGCCGCCAGCGGCACGGCAATTGGTGCCGTTGCCAAGGCGCCACTCAGCGCGTCATCCGTTGCCCGGAAGACCTGCGTGGCACCGAGCTTGTCCAGCGTAGCCGCCGACCGCCGCGCAATAGGCGACAGCCCTGGCGTCTCGCTGACCCGCCGCAGCGTGCTGTCCGGTGAGGTAAAAAATCCATCATAGGCACGGCGGTAACGCTCGGGGATCGGCGCATAGCGCAGCTTCTTAGCCGCCTCGACGCGGGAAACGCCCACGCCGCCGATGCCAATCTCACGCGCCAAGATGCTGCCAGTCTCCAGCCCGCGCTCCACATTGCGCAGGACACGCCCGCTGCCCTTCAGCGTAGCCATGGCGGCCGCCGCCTTCCACGACACGGCACTGACCGCTGCCGCCTGACCGGCCTCGCCGATACCCGTGGCATTCTCCACGCCTTCCACGATCTTGCTGTAAATGTTCTCGCTGCCCTGCGCCATGGCGCCCGCCGCCTTGCTTGCGCCCCTTAGTGGGGTTCCCGTCAAAGACGCCACACGCCGCAGCACGCGCAGCTTGTTGACCGCCCCAAAGCCGATGGGCAGAGCAATATTGAGCGGATCGGCAACAAGCGCCGTGGTTGTGACCAGCCCAGGGTTGAGCTTGCTCTCATCGATGCCCATCTCCGCGCGCCCATCCGGCAGCGTGCCGATGTTGGTCTCGGTGATGTTAGCCGCCTGCTGTTGGAAGGATCGGTCGCGGATGAAGCGCTGGTATTGGGTGTTCTCGTCGTCCGCCTCCTGCTCCTGTGTCTTTCCGTAGGCACCGGATGCCATGGCCCGCTCTCTAGCCTGAGCGAAAATCTGCGCATCGGCCTGAGCATTGCCGGTAAACTTGTTCTCCGCGGCGAGTCGCTGGCGCAGTTGGTTGTCGATCACGTTGACGCGCTCAGTCTCTCGGACGCTATCATTGACGACATCACCGGCCCATGACCACAGCTCGGCGGTGCTGATGCTGGCTTGGCGTATGCCCTCGGCGGAAGAGTTGACCCATTCGTCGTATGCCTTGGTGCCGCGCGCCACAAAGTCAAACGGCGCATAAGCGGTCGCCGCCGCAGCCTGGAAGAGTCCGCCGGCGATGGCCTTGCCCGCCTCAACGAACCGTCCCACACTGTCGTCGCGCTCTGCCTTAAACTTCTGATCCTCCCGCCATTCATCCATCGTTGGCAGGTAGGAAATGTCGCTGACGCGGTCGTGGTTGATCTGCTGCACCTCCCGCGCCGACAGCACCTTCTTCGGCCCCGGTGCCAGCGGACCCGCCGACCGATCCGGTCGCGCACCCATCGCCCGCCCGAAAGACGTTTCCGCCGCCACGCTGTTTTGAGCCTCGGCGGTATCCACCTGCTCGGCCGTCAGCGTAGCCGGAGCATCCTGACGCGCCGCGCGGTTAACGCGAGCGGTTAGAACGTCTTCTTTTTGCGGGATGACAGATTGCCAGTTGACCGAGCGCTGCGGTTGCTGCTGCCGATCAATCTCTGCGACCTGTTCCGCCGTAAGTGTTTTGGGCGGCATGGAGTGCTATTCGATAAGTCGGGCGGTTCCGTCCGGCAGGCGCTCGTAGGTGGCGCCGTCGTAGACGAAGGTGTTGCGCGCTGGCGCGGCAGTAGCAGCGGCACCTTGAGCGGGCCTCTGCTCCTGCTCACTAGGCAACTCAAAGTTGCCTTCGGCAATCGGACGAAACTTCTCCCGCAGTTGCTTGGAGTAATCCTTCCACACGCCGGTCGGCTCTTTGATCTCAGGGAACATCTCGGTAAAGAAGCGGCGGTCGGAATCGCTCAACGGCCCCTTGAATGCCGGCAGCACATCGATGACGCTGCGCTTGGTCTGAACTTCGAGCGCCTTGCGCTCGGCGAACTGATCGGGGTCACTAAATGGCAACCCGCTGCCGTCAAACTTCTGCTCCACGTCCTTCCAAGGTCCGACTAAACCGGCGTCAATCGCCCTATCGATCCGGTCGGCAGCCTCTAGCATCGTCTGCGCCGTCCGCATTGCGTCGCGCCGCTCGTTCAGTTTTGCCGTTTTCTTCTCGCTGACCTTCTCTGCGGCCAATTGGTTCTGCGGCATACTCAATCTGTCCTGCTTCTGCCGGAACTCATCAGCCAACCTTGCGGCTTCCGAGGCGGGCACCTTCTTCATGTTTTTGATATTTTCGTAGACGTAGCGCGACTGTGGATCGAGGGAGTTGTAAATGTTGCGCGCCTCGTCGGTTTGGCCTGCGGCATGGAGCTGCGCGATTTGTTGGAACGGCTCAAAGTTAAAATGCACGCCCTTGGACGGGACGCTCATCGTGGCGCGACGAACCTCGGCCGGCGTTGGGTCAACCATGGCGTCGGCCGGCGGGCTGAACTCGTCCAGCGGCACCGGGTTGCCTTGGGCATCGGTTACCGGAGGAAGATTTTCCTCGTCGGCCGTTGCAAGTGAATTGTTAACGCTTCGTTGGCTAGGTGTCATGGGATCTTTGGATGGAAGTGCTGGCTCAACCACCATACCGTCTGGTGGCTGGTTCAGCGGATAACGCTGGTCGCGGCGGCGACTCATCGATTGCCGAAAGTGGGCAGCGATGTGCCGTCAAAGTTCGCACCCTCTTCGGCGCGCAGGTTGGCGTTGTTAATGTTGTTGCGGGTAATGTCGCGCTGAGTTTGGACAATAGGCGCCTGCTCCATCCGCTGCTTGCCAAGCTGCGCATTGGCCATGGAGGGCATCCACGATCCGAAGTTGTCGAGCATCATGCCGGCATCGTAGTCCTCCATATCGGTGAAGGCGCTGAGTTGGTTCTCATCAAAGCCAAAGGTCTCTCCGGCCATGCCCATGAACTTTTTGAAGTTCTTTCCCTTGGCTTTGGTGCCCTGCATCTGCCCATAAGCCCCCGCCAAACTAACCAAAGCCCCGCCAATATCATTGGCCAGTTGGACCTTCGCCTGCGCATTCATCTGCGCCGAGTTGACAATTCCCTGTCCGCGGATCGCTCCGCTCTCATCATTTACTGTAGGTGCATACCCGAACATAATTTTATTCCTCCTTAATTCCCGCCGCAGCCCGCGCCTCTAGGCACAGTTGTGATCCCGCCACAAACGCGCGGCAGGCGTTTGGTCGGTTGTTGTAAATTGAGCAAGAGACGCCGCATCCGACTTCGCCGGTCAGCGCCACGCAGCGGTTGTTGGTCGTCTTCATCAGGGGGTAGTCGTCTCTAAGCATCCATTGCGGGATGCCAGCAGCGTCAGATCGGTCTCGTCGTAAGACTGGCCAGCTCCACTTGTGACTGCAGCATGCGCCACACCGTTGACAGTCGAATCGCTCCATGTCGGGCGGAAACCCTGCGCCTCCGATTGCAGGTCGATGTATGGTGCTAGATGGCTGATGTTGTTCGTCTCGCATTGATTCTTCGGACACCAGACGGTGCCGCCGAGGTGGCGGTTCACGCAGTTCCAGCACACCGGGTAGTAGTCCGAGTTGGCGCTTTTGTCCTTGCGGTGTTGCCATACGCCGGCGGCTTTCTCGTAGCGGGTTTCGTCGTTTGGCACGCCTTCGGCTTCCAAGTAATTCCACACGTCCGCATCGCTCCAGTGGCGCATGGGGTAAAATTGAGTCGGAATGCCGGCCTGCACCAAAACGTCCTGCGCCAGCGGCACTTGGCCTTTGATAAGATCCACGTCGGCCGACTTCTGGCCGTGGAAGGCGGCATCCCACGGGAAGTTGAATGTGCCGGTCGGGCGCTTCAGAGCTTCCAGCCCGCACAGATAGCGACCGCTGGCCAGCTCCTCCGGCTGCGGTTCTTCGGTGCCGAGGCAGAGCGCCAGCGACTTGGTGCCGATCTGGTAGAGCTTGATGAAGTCAAAGCGAGGAATGCCGGTCTCGATGTCGTAGCCGTCTGTCAGCGCATAGCCGAGAGGCGCGTAGTCATACATCTCCAAGTCCCACGCCTCGGCCAGCATGTCGCTGTAAGCATAGCGATGCCGGAAGCGCGGCTCGCGCCACTGGATCACCGGCAGCTTGGCGCCCACCTTGTGGCGGATGAGGTGCAGCATGGCCGTCGAATCCTTGCCGCCGCTCCAAAGCACGACAGGGTTGGCGCTGGCGTCCAGCCAACGCTCCACCTTCCGGCATGTCTCTTTGACCAGTTGCTCCATAAGTTAGATGGCGATGACGCCGATACCCACCGCAGCGCCCACGCCGGTGCCGATCATGCCCATGGTCGCCGAGTTGTTGGCCGCGCCGGCCTGCATTGAGGCGGATTGCAGCGCCGCGTTGTTGTTCATTACCGAGTTGTAGCGGCTGGCTGCCATGTTGGTGTTGAAGCTGGCCACGTTGCCGGATTGCTGTAGCGAGTTGGCGAAGATGTTGCCAACCTGTCCTGTCGTATTACTCAGCGTCGAAGCGCCAAGCCCAAACGCTGGGCCAATCGACTGACGAAACGGATCAAGCTCGGTATACGCACCGGCCAAACCAATCCGCCGCTGCCTGCGCGCCAGATCCATCTGGTTGACGTTGGCCGCAAATCCACGGCGAGCATCCTGCCGCGCGGTGCCGTAGGCATCACGGTTAAGAATCTCAGCCGCGCTGCTACCCATCGAGGTGCCGAGACCGCGAGCAGCAAAGGCCGCGCGGGCCGACTGCGAGGCTTCGCGCTGCTGCTCCGGTGAGAGCGAGCGACCGAGCATAAGCTCTGATTCTGCCTGACGTTGCAACTCGCCCTCAATGGCATTAGGCGCGGACGCCGCTTGAAGCTCCTCGCCGATGACGCCGCGTGTGCGCTGGAGGTATTCGTTGTCGAGCTTACCAGCGAGTTGGTCGGCGGTCCCAAACTGCATCTTGATATACTCAGGATACAGTCTTTTGATCGACTCTTCTTGCGCTAAGGTTTGAGCGTTGGCCACGCGAATCGACGCCTTGGCCATTTTATCGTAGTTAATCGGCGGCGGTGCCGGGGGCACTGGTGCTGGTGTAAATGATGGTCCTCCACCTCCCATATTATTGTCCTCCTGTTTTGCTAATTAGTTTCTCCCAATAGTAGACTCGCGGCTCAAAGCTACCCCTGCGGCACCATGCCACATAGGCCTGCGGATGCGGCGCCACGCGAAGGCACTCCCGCACAGGGTTTGTGCCAGCAGCGCCAGCAGCCAGAGTGACGAACCAGCAGTTAGCTTCCCCGAGTTCAAATTGTTGCTCCTCCGCGTTCCACCGGCAGGCTTTGGCCAGCATGAAGCAGCTTGGGCCGTTCCACACATAGCCGCTGCTCAGATGCTCGCCGACTGCTTCCCAGAAGTCTTGCGTGCTGTGGTTGTCCCACCAGTGTTTTGCGTTTTGCCATGGGGTCATGCTTAGAACTTGATGCAATAAAGCAGGGCGATGTTGGCGGGGCGGGTTTCGGTTGACGTTCTTGCCACAGTTGACGGGTCAAAAGTAACGCCGCGCGTGGTTGATGCTCCTGTTGGCCTCAAGCTGCTGCCAGCCGATCCGGCGGCAAACGCTCCAGTGCCGCCCAAGAGGTCAATGGTTGTTGTGATGGTTCCGGTGAAATTCTGAAACGCATCGCCCTCTTTAGCCGCAAACGTCTTATTGTAAGTAATGCCGCTAATCGTCTGCGATCCACTACCGCGCACAAAGATGCCGCGCAGATCGGGCAGCGGAAGACGCTTGTTGGCGGCGAAGTCAGCGGCTGCGTCAGCTCCTCGCGTTGAGGCCGATCCGCCGCTAGTGAGGATTGGCAGGTCGGTATTTGTCCAGTTGTCCCAGAGGACGGTAAACAGCGCCGAGTAGTCCGCCGAGGCATGCGTAGCATTGCTGGAGGCCGAGCCAATCGTGTCGCTGTTCGCGGCCAACCATCCGGTCGGGGCCGTTGAGCGGGCAAAAGCCTGCACGGCGCCCACTGGCATTAGGGCGTTGGCCACGGCGGCCAGTAGTTTTGCTGACGTGATTCCACCGTCCTTGACCCGAAACTTGCCTCCGCTGACTTCCAGCGTGGAGTTGTCGGTGTCGTCAGCGGTAGCGAACGTGATGGCGGCAGTCGGTGACTGGGCGCTGTTGAGTTTGGCGGGTGTAACCGTCTCGCCGGACGTAAAGCCGGATGGATCGTTGTAGCCTTTGGTGATTGCGATGGTTGCCATAGTTTTAAGAGAGGGCTGAGGTTTGAGTTTGAGACTTGAGTGAAATAGTTCCGGTCGCCGCGGCGACCGCTGCTGCATTACTCAGGTTTCCAGTTTCAAGTTTCATCCTTGGTTTTATGCTGCGTTCCTTGTCTCAGTCGGCGGGCTGCTCTTGGGCGATGCCTCAATACTGGCCCCACGGATTTCTGGTCGTCCGTTGTTTGTCTCGTAAAGGATCTCGGCGGCGTGAGCCTTGTAGCGGATCGGCGACTTTGCGTTGTAGTCCTCCAGCCCGCTGGAAGTATTGGCCAGCGTGCCGATGGTAACGTCCTCCACGTCGGGGTTGATCGTTTTGATCTTGGTCGTAATGCTCGCCCCAGCCGGAATGACCACATCGGCAATTGTGCGAAGGAACCGCTTGCTGTGCATGTCGCCGAAGTCGTAGCGGCGGGTGCGGATGCTGGCCGGAACTGGCGAAACCACATTGACTGTAGTGTCAGGGCTGTCATCGCCGTCCTCGCGCTGGTTGAGCAGCATGAGGTATCCGGCGCGGTTGGTGATCATGATGCGCCGCTCGCCCGCCACGTTGCCGACCAAGAAGTTATTCACACCAAAGCCGTAGATGTCCTCCGTTTCCCACTGCTCGTTGAGCTGGCTGTAAATGAACACGCCGTTGTTGCTGTCCGTGCTGTCGGCCAGCGGCACGGCGAGGTAGTAGCGATTGTCTTGGTAAACAGCGACAGAGTCCTCGATGAGATCGGTGTTTAGAGTTTGCAGCTTGTCGGCGATCGGGTCGCTGAGAGGCTTGGTGTCTCCGCGTAACTTTAGATCCAGTCGCGCATCAAGGCGATAGACACCGCTATCGGAGAGAAAGTAGACAAAGTTTCCGGCCGTCACGATAGTCCGGCGCGCCGAGCAGCCGATCTCGTCGGTGAGCAGCTCCAATTTGCTCACCGCTGAGTCAATGTCGAAGCCGTTGCCTCCGGTCGCTGCGACTTGGGCAATCGTTGCGAGCCAGATGCTCTTGCGGCAAAAGACCAGCGCCGTGCCATCAACCCACGGATGCACGGCCACGATGTAATCGTTCCCGCCCTTGCCCACGCGGAACGACGCCCAAAACGGATCGTAAAAATTGGGGTCGAGCACGTCGGAAATCATTACGTTTTGGCGGCCGTCTGGCAGGATCAGCCGGTTGTTGATGTAGGTCGCCCACGGCACTGAGCGCATCTTCTTGTAGGTCGGTCCTTCGGCGGGCACACCGGCCGGTGCGCGGATAAAATCGTTGGCGGGGTTGCCGTCCCAGTAGAGCGGCGGCTTAACCCTGCGCACCTGCGTGTTGGCGCCCGCTTCGTTCGCCGTGCCGCTCGGCACCGCAATCGTGAAGCGGTCGGCGTCGATCACTGTGGCGATGTCGTATTCGTGTCCCGCAAAGGCTGCCGCCGCACCGCCCTCAATGCGGACGCGGGCGCCCTGCTCGTAGCCGTGAGCGTCCACATAAACGGTAGCAACTGTTCCAGACACAACAATGCCCTCGCCGCTGGTGAAGTTGGTTCCCCATCCGGCCTGATTGCGGTCGGCCTCACGGAAGAGATACAGGCGATTGTAAGCCTGAAGCATAGAAACCTTGTCGGTCGGCTCAATGATCTCGTCCGGCGGGGTCGGCAGGCTGATCTCAGGCGGCAGGGCAATGACTAGCAGTTCATCATTGGTGTCGGTGACGAGGTTCTCCGTGGAGCTAACGGCCAGCACGGCTGCCGCACCGGCCGATGTGATGTCGAGTGCGCTATCGGTGATGTAGGTGAAGACGCTGTCCGGTCCCGCCAGCAGCACCGCCTCGGTGCCAATGTTTTCTTCCGGCAAAAGCATAAGAGCCGAGGCAAAGATGCCGCCGCTGTAGATTGACCGCACGATCGGCTCGTTCGGTGCGGGCGCTAAGATAAACGGCACCGTCAGTGGCGTTCCGCTCACCGAGATGTCGCTGGCCAGCCGCTTCGCGCCCTTGCGTGTCTGCGCCACACCTCGATCAAGGCGCATGTTCACGGAGTCCTGCAACATGCCCGCAGGCAGCGTCAGCGGATTGAGACGTGAGGCAAAGCCGAGGAACCCTCGGTCGCCATCGCGCTGCACTGGACTCTCTAGTGCCATTAAGCGGTGACTGCCTTGATGACCGCGAAGTTGATGACCGGCGCGTCGGTTGCTGTGCCGCCAGTGGTGCGGAAGGTGATGGCGAAAGATCCGCTGGCGACCGCCGTGACGGCCAGATCGTAGAGGTTGGTGCCGCTTCGCTGGTTCAATATGACAACGTCGCTAATGGCTACCGTGGAGTTGTTGACCGTAAAGCTCGCCGCTGTGGCAGAACCCGCCGCGCTGAACATCGTGATGCTGCCGGAAGGTCTGTCGATTGTGACGGCGGTGGTGCGGCTGGTTGCTTGCGTTACTGTGCCTCCTGCGCCTGTGGTATAGCCAATGCCGCCGGTGCCGCTGCTTGTCACCGCACCCGTGGCGGCCACCGAAGCGGCGGTCACGGCACCAGTGGCAGCCAAAGATGCCACGCCGGTCGCGGCAGCCGAGATGGCGCCGCAGGTCAACGCACCAGCGCTCAGATTGAGCGGAGTGTCGCCGGCTCCAGCGGCAATGAGGCCAACCTCCTGCAAGCTGTCAAGAAGGTCGGCCGTCAGCGCCGGTTGGTCAACGGGAGCGGCATTCCAGAAGGACAACAACTGGTTGGTCGCCGTGCCGATGCGCGTTCCGACCGTGCTGCTAAGTCCGTTGTTTTGTTGAACGCGAAAGCAGTCGCCCTTGAGCTGTCCAGCCGTGACTTTTTTGGTCACGCCATTGTCGTCAATGACGAGGTTGTCGCTGTCGTCCGGTGTGGCGCCGAGCGCGGTGAGTTGGTCGATTGTTTTAGCCATAGTCTTTGATTAGTTAAGCGCTGCCTTGAGTCTGCTCTTGAACCGCGCCGCGTCGGCGGGGCTGATGTCGTTTTTGCGATTGGGGGCAATCTGCTGGTGCGTGACGATGCGTGACATCGGGATGTGCCACTTCTTCATGCGCGGCACGATGTATTGGATGGCGCTGTCCATGGCCGCTTCACCGAGCGGGTCTTCGTAGGTGTCGCCGTCCCACGCCACACCGATGCTGTAGCTGTTGCAGTCGGGCACGCCTTGCCATGAGCTGATGCCTGCATGCCAGCAGCGCGCCGTGTCGTCGGCGAGGACGGTGCGGTTGCCGTTGCGGGCGATGATGACGTGATAGGACACTTTGCTGGCAGGGTTCATGCACCAAGAGACGGAGCCGTTATAGCTGCCGCTCGTATGGTGCAGGACGATCATGGTCGGGGTTATTGGACGGCCGCTTTTGTTCGGGGTGTTGAGACGGCGTTCGTCGTAGGCTTTGCTCGCGGCGGGTGTGGAGACGGTTGTGGATTCTAATGGCAAGCTCGGCGAGGCTGGCGCTGGGCCAGTCGCGGACTTTTTGCCAAACAGATTCTTGATCCACTTCCACATGCGCTTACTTCGCGTAGCCTTTGGGCGGTGGGTTGACGGTGACGGTGGCCTGCTGCTTCAAGAAGTCATAGCCGACCGTGACGCAGCCAGCCGCAGCGACAGCCCAGCTCAACGCGAGGATCGCAACTGCAATGAGTTTTGTGGCGCGGACGCTCATGGAGTCAGAGGCGGGCGGTGCCGTCTTTTGCTACCACTAATCCCCATGCAGCCATGAGGCTGGCGGCGATGAGGCCGATGTCAGGGATGGTGCCGGTGGCGAGGAACTCTTTCGCGCCGGTCGCCAAGGCGATGAGGGCGGTCAAGATTCCGATGGTCGTTGTTTTCCAGTTTCTCATTTCTTTAGTTCTTTCTGTTTTTTCCGAATGTCGTGAAGGACGCTGATGAGCGTGGCCAGTCCGACCAAAATTCCGATGATGAGTCCGCCGATGCGGAGGGTTGCTTCAAGGTGCGGTAACATTGAAAAGATGGACGATCCGATGCTGGTCGCGGTGCCGATGACACCCTTCTCGGTGGTCGTCAGGTCGTAGTGCCACGAGGTCATAGCCACACTCTCCGCTGCTGGGTCGGAGTGACGCTGTAGTCTGCCGCCGGATCTGGCCGGTCGTCGGTCACGCGGAGGTTGAGGTGCCAGCCGTCGAGCAGTGTGCTGACCGGATTTTCGGGGTCGGTCATGTCTACGTCTGCCAGCACACCCACCGGATCAAGCGCATAGCCTTCTCCGCTGGTCTGCCAGCCGTTCTCGGCAGAAAAGTAGTTGGCGAGCGCGGTTTGCGCCGTGGCCTCGTCGGGGAATTTGTAAAGAAAGTCCTTCATGTTACGTCGTGAGTTGTTGGAGCAAACTGTTGCTCAAGCGGCGGGGCCAGTAGGCGATCTTGCGGAAATACAAAGCCGTTGCTGGCTGGACGCCCGCCGCCTGTGATCCGATGTTAAATTGCGTTATATCTGCCGATGCCGGAACAGACCCGCTTGTGTCTGCCGCGCCAAATAAACTGCCGTTTTGGGCCGCTTGGAAATCGTCGGTTTTATAGACCATAGCGAACTTGCCGGTTAACCCAACGGCACTGGCGTTGGCTTGCACTCCATATTGGTTGACCGAGGCAACCCTTACCTGCGTGCCAACTTGCAGGGTTCCCGAAGCGTTGGCCAAGAACCACTCTGTGCGGTTGTTCGTGTTTGTTGTGTTCCCAAACGACCAAACCTTTGGGAATTGTGTCGATAGCGGCAGGCCGTTGACGACAAACTCCGCAAACAACGTCCCCTCCGCTTGATTATAAAACGAAGAGATCGGCGTGACGACCGCACTGTCCGCTGCGCGTGTGGCGGCGGCAC